GATGCAATTGCGCGACCATTTTCATCACGCTGCGTGATAATCGTTTCTTTCGGCTGTGCAAGCATCTGCATCGCTTGTGAAAGCATAGCTACAGATTGTATCAATGTAGCTAGCGTTTCTTTCTCAACATCATTTTCCTCAACTTCACCAGCCACTTCCTCTGGCACGCCATCTGGGAAGTCCTCGCTAGTCAATTTAACCTCTTTATTCGCTTGGCTACTAAGTTTTGCCGCTAAAATCTGCGTGTTAGCCTGTATTCTAGCCACATTTTCAGCAATACGCTCTTTAGATTGCAACTCCATAATCAGCATTTCTTTCTTAGCCGCAATATCCTTATCCTGCGCTATCATTTCAGCCTGTTTCTCAGACTGGAATTTAGCTGATTCGGCTTGCAAGTCAATTTGTTTCTCTTGCGCCCTGATTTGCGCTTCGGCTTGCTTCATTTGCGCCTGTGCTTGCATTTCAGCTTGTTTAGCCTGTGCATCAGCCTGTGCTTTCGCTTGTTCTGCCGCTTTCGGGTCTTCTTTCTCAGGTGGCTTCATCGCCATGATGTGTTCTTCAATCTCGTTACCGAACCTGAATCTGCGTGAAATCGCCAGCATCATAGACTGTGCCGCTTCAAATGGTAGCGAACCGTTCACTACCAGTGGGGCAACGCCATTCATGTACTGTGCTAGTGCGTTCATCACTTCCGCAATGTTTTTCTGGTCTTCGGTCGCCTCTGGCTGTACGGTTGAGTTCGATTCAATATCAATACGATATGCACGCTGTACGTCATCATTCAGCATTTCAAGTATATCTGACCATGCTGGAATTTGCATTTGTTGCTCAATTTCAGGTGGCAACGGTTGCCCAAATTGCTGTGCTTGCGCTTTCTGCATTTCAAGGATTTGCTTTTGCTCGTCAGTTAAATACGGCAAGCCTGTCATTTTTTGCCATGTTTCTGTGCTGAATTTAGATGCGGCAATTTCTAGCATCATGCGGAGTAAATCACGAGCATAACGCTGAACTTCTGACTGCAAGCGTTTTAAACGCAGGGTACCAAACGATTTTTTAATCTCTTGTGCGCCCAATGTCTCATTGGCGTTGGTTGAACCGCGCATAATGTCTGAAATGCCGGTAATTTCGTATATAATCTGCTTACACTGGTTTCGTGCTTGATATAGCTGAATAAGAACATTTGTTAGTTGCTCAATTGGCATGAACCAAATCGCATTGCCAAGACCTTTCTCAGCAGCAAACGATGCTGATTTATCGGCCGGCACCAGCGCATTATCTGATTCATCCATAATCTTAGCAATATCATCGCCAAGCTCTGAATCGTAAACACCACGCGCTTTAATTGCTTCGACAACCTTCTGAATACGTATGGTCAAGCGGTTCAACTCGGTTGCCTGATTTTCATACAGCGTATATAACGCTACTGGCATCAAGTCGTTGGATTTCTCCAAGAACATAATTGGGCGTGGCATATTGAAAAAGCCAGTAAGACCAAGCGGATCATCCCGTTCTTTTAAGTACCCCTCTTTGTAGTCTGGGCTGACAAAAATAACTTTCTTGGTTTTTTTATGCCAAATCTGGTAGATACAGGTCGTTTTCGATAACTGTCCAGATACTTCTTCGTCAGTTTCTTTTTCTTCCTCCTCGTCTTTGGTGTTGTACTGCAATTTTCCTGCAATTTTTTCACCAAATAACCGAATCGCCTCAGTTTTATCTACAAATTCCTCGTAAACGATAAACGGCACCTTAGACCATCGTTTTGCGTATCCAAAATACACTTTATCCCATGAGCGCGTTTCAACGCACACTAATTCTGATTTTTTCTCGTATGCTTCTTCTTCTGCATCCGATGTTTCTCCACCAGTATCATCCTCACCGACCATTTTCGATAATTCTGCATCGTATTTTACCGATGTGAGACCACGACCAGCTAACAGACCGTCTAACGTTGCCGCCCTCAGGCAATCATCATACGTTTCATAGCCTTCAATGTTAGTGTCTAGTAAAAACTCAAGTACACGCTCACCAGCTTTCGCACTGGCTTTACCGAGCATATCATCGTCTTTAAATCTTCGTTGCACCACTGGGCGCGGTACAGAGGAATATAGGGCTGGGAGTAGTGTTTCTGTGTTACTGTAGAGAATATTAAACGGGATTTTTTCCTCTTTCGAGCCGTTATATATGTCGTGGATTTTCTTTCCGTCTTTTCTGTAGTCTTTTTCGCGCTTTTTAGCGTCATCAATTTCAGCAAGCCAAGCGGTTACTTTATTGTCCACCTTTATTTCAACGTCTTTAAAATCGTCTTTATTCGCCATTTTCCGTTCCTAGTGGTATATATCGCTGCGCTTACTTTTCATACGACTTAAATGCTGTTGCTTAATCTTGCCAAATGTCATTTCTGCAAGCGCACCTGTCATCAGTTTTTGCTCAAACGACTGTGAGGCTTCCTGAGTTTTAGGATTACGCCATGACATCGCCAAATAACGAAACGCATCAGCACCGTGTGACGTGTGATCGTGAAACGGGCTGTCAGTAAACATTTTCTTTTCCTCATTATACTCATAATGATAGCTTCGTAAATGCTCTAAACCAATTTCTGTGTTTGTTTTGTGAAAATAGCACTTCGGTAGCGTTGCGCGAGCCGCTTGGATGCCATCCTGTATGTCCTGGCGTGGCACAATTACCGTTCTACCGATTTTTTCATCCTGCAATTGCTGCATGATACTTTTACCGCCCATGCCCAAGCGTTTCGGCTTCGCATCGTGTGGCAACCAGTGCGTGGCGTACTTATACCCGCCTTCTTTCGCTTTCGTGCGGATTACCTGTGCGTATTCTGGGATTTCTTTCAGACTAGCCTCGTAATAATCAATAATTCTGATTTCGCCACCAATAATCTGATAGAACCATATCGCTGTGGCATCGGTACGCCCCAAATCCCATACGGTGTTTACTGGAACCTCGCGGTCAATCTCAAAATCGAGTATCTGGCCTTTGCGTTCAATTTTAGTGATAAATTCACCGTAAATCGAACCCATAATCGCGGCATCAAACGATACATAATACTCCTGCATCCACATTGCCATGCCAAATTCTTCACCGTACTGGTCCTGTAACTCATACAGGATATTTTCTAGCTGTTTGCGTGTGAATACGCCTGTGTCATCAGCAGTTTTTACGTCATAAAACCAGTCATCTGACTTTTCTGCTAGGTCGCATATTTTCTTGAAGTGATTTTTACCGCGAGGCGTACCGTTAAAGCCTGCCCACCCGTTATTTTCCTCCAAAATAGGCATCAAATAAGCCCATGTACTCGGATTACTCAGGGAATACTCAGAAAACACGATTCCGACTGGTGGAGAACCGACTAAACTGTCTGGGTTGTCTGAACCGACCAACTGGAACGTTGATCCGTTGTGAAACTGCACATTCATTTCGTTTTCGCGTACAGATTTAATCATTTCTCGCGGGAAAGCGTCAAATATACGCCTTTTGCCTGTGTTCGGGTTAATCGCCTCCCACATGGCTTTACGTGCCTGACTATACTGCGGTAAGCAATACCAGTAGTTACCAGCACGTTCCTGAGAGCTACACGCTGCGTGGTGTAAAAATACGTCATCCTTACCTGCACGCCGATGCCACCGAGCAACTACCCGCTTACAACCACTACTCAGCGATTTCCATACCGCCTCTTGATACGGGCGTGGCTTCCAGTTATACGGCAGTACAATATTAGCCATCAATCTCTTCCACTTTTATTTCTAATGGCTGTATTTTATATTTTTTACCGTAGTATTTGCAATTATTATTAGGGCAGCTAATTACATGATATTTTTGGTCTTTTGGCTTATCGTGAAAATAAGCGTAATATCCGCACTGACAAATAATGCTATGCGGGTATGTATAAAATTTAGCCATCAATCACCACCGTATTACCCTCTGGTATTTCAGCACCACTTCTGTTGATGATAATATTTATCCCTGCCCCACCTGTGGTTTTCTCTCCACCGTATTTCTGCTTATCCCACATCGCGGCTACCTTCAAATTCGTATCAATCACCAGTTTATCACGGGCAACCTCGCTGAGTTCTCCGTCTGGTCCTACTACGCCCTCTGCACGCTCTACCGCTTCGTACACCAGTTCATCAGCGCGTATGCGTAACGCACCCTCATATTCTGCTAGGCGTTTTTCATCGTCTGAAATCCATTTTATGAATCTTGTTACTGGTAATTTCCATGACCGCGCTATCGCTTTCAGACTTTCACCGTCAAGCACGCGCTGTATCACGATTTCCATGGTCATCGGGTCATCTACTACAACTTGCAAGCGCTGCATCTTCGCCATGTGGTCTGGCATCAGTACGTCATAGTCTATTATATCGTTCATGCGCGTAATCTATTATAAAATTTGCGTTATGTCAAATTGACTTGCTTAATTCCTCTATTAAGTTGAT